ACCACGAAAATGAAAACACTCCAGCAGAATATGAATCTGCACAGCAAAATAACGGTTTTTTTGATGGGCCAGATGAGCAAGTGGAGTTAAAAGATGTCCCGATACTCCCCGCTGGAACCCAGCAGACGCCACTGCAGAAGCAGAACCCAGTGATGTTCCCTGACGCAAGCGACGATATTCCTGAATCTTACCAGAAAGAAACATAGTTAAGTAAATAAGAACTGTATATACATATTATGTCGTTGATTGAGGAATATTTCTCACTGCAGGAAGAGTACTCCAATAAATATGGAGAAAAAACAATCATTTTTATGGAGAAAGGAATGTTCTACGAAATATATGGGATAGACAACATAGATGAGAAGAAAGGTCAGGCCCATACAGTTGCACAGATCCTCAACATACAGCTGACAAAGGCCAACAAAAAAATTGAGGGGAATTCTATGACCAATCCGTTTATGACAGGATTTCCAGTCGTAAGTCTAAATAAAAACATGAAAATTCTTCTCCAGAATGGATACACAATAGTGACGTATGATCAGGCCGAAAACATGCCATCAGACAGATCCATTACAAATGTGTTCAGTCCTGGTACATATATTGATGAACAGAACACAAACACATCAAATTATATGTGCTCTGTATATTTTGAAAAAGAAGATGGTACCTTCTACTGTGGCTTATCCTTTGTTGAGCTCAGTACAGGAAAACTGTTTACATACGAAAAGATAACAAATGATCAAATTCTAGTATATGAAGAGATTTCTAGAAATATTGAATCGTTCAACTCTAAAGAATATACGGTGGTTCTAAAAAATATAGAAGAAAAGATATTTTTAAAGAACATAAATGGCGCTGATAAGCTCATCCACTTCAACCGTGACCTGTCTTCAAACATACTAAGAGCAGAATATCAAAATGAAGTATTTGATCTGGTGTACAAGCTAGGTAGCAATATGACAATGCTTGAAGAATTTGATATGGAAAAAATGACATACGCAAGTGCATCTCTTGTGAATATGCTCCAATTTTGCTATGAGCACAATTCAAGCATATTGGATTACATAGAGTTTCCAGTGGTGCTCGAAGACAAAATGAAGTGTGTTTTACATAACAATGCATTGTATCAGCTGAACATAATCTCAACCAACTCTAGAAAAGAAAAGGGGATCACATGTCTGTTTGATGTGGTGAATCATACAAGCACGCCAATGGGTAAGAGACTATTAAATAGTACGTTATTGAATCCTATTACGGATATAAGAGAATTGAACAGAATGTATAAAGAGGTCGATGATATGTTTGATTGTGTTAATTGGTACGAAAACGAATTAAAATCAATATTAGATTTTGAGAGGTATCATAGAAAAATGGGACTCCAACGATTGTCTCCATATGAGTATGCAAATTTGCACAGTACGTACCAGAGTGTCAATAACATTTTGACTCAAAAGTATGGAGGAACGGATATCTGTAAACAATTCGGTCAGTATTACAATGATTACCTTATTACATTTAATCTTTCGGTGATGCGACAATGTAATAATATTGGTGACATACAAAATAATATATTTAATGTATCTGTATCAGAAGAGCTGGACAAAATCCAAAATAGTATTGATTCATATAGAGCAATGTTTGAGACCGAAGGCCGGTATTTGTCAAATCAGCTAAATCAGAAGGAGAACGTCATTAGATTTGAATATTCTTCAAAGAATGGGTACTCATTCTTCTCTACATCTGTTAGATGTGATCAGCTGTCAAAGCACCATAAAATCAAAGAAAAGTACCACTTCAAAAAAGAATCCAAGGCAAAGTGTTCTATCTCATCGGATAAAATAAATAGATGGATGGATGAGCTCACCAAGAACCAGAACAGCCTGAAGCCAACAATTACGGAAGTGTATCAGAAAATCACGAATGACATTTTTGTAAAACACAAGACAATGTTCACGGAGCTGGGTGATCTCATTGCAAATTTAGATGTTGTTAAGAGCAAGGCCAAGGGTGCAATGTTGAATAATTATTGCAAACCGGAAGTCTTTGAGTCAGATGAGGGGATGATTGATGCAGTGGACATGCGTCATGCTATCATAGAGTGTTTGGACACAGACTGTGATTATGTTCCGAATAACATCAATCTGAACACAGAGAGCAGTGGCATTCTACTGTACGGTGTTAATGGATCGGGGAAGTCATGCTACAGCAAATCAGTGGGACTGTGTGTTGTATTGGCACAGTGTGGACATTTTGTTCCATGCACTAAATTTGTATATTCGCCTTTCACCCGATTGTACACACGAATTACAGGAGATGACAATATATTCAGAGGACACTCTTCATTCTTTGTGGAGATGTCCGAGTTGAAAAGTATAATGAATTATGCCGACTCAAAAAGCATTGTGATTGGAGACGAGGTATGTAAAGGGACGGAAGATGTGTCTGCTGTGGCAATTGTAGGAACAGCACTGAAGAATCTACTTGAAAGAGGGACAAAATTTATATTTGCGACACATCTGCACAAACTACCAAGCATTTCGGTTCTCAAAAACAACACCAGATTAAAAATAAAGCACATTTCGATTGAGTTTGAGGAATCCACTATTTATACAAGAAAGCTGAAAGACGGCAGCGGAGACATACTTTACGGATTGGAGATTGCTCACTCGATTCTTAAGAATGAAGATTTTCATACATGCGCATTCAAGCTAAGGAACGAGCTTCTGAACCGAAGCTCAAAAATTGTGGCGGACAAAAAATCTAAATACAACGGCAAAATATATGTTAATCATTGTCAAATCTGCGGAGAGAAAGATAATTTAGAAGCACATCATATAATTTTTCAGTCCAGGTCACCTGTCCGCAAAGATAGAAAGAGCAATCTAGTTGTACTCTGTAGAGAGCACCATGATAATATCCATTCTGGAAATTTAATAGTGGAAGGTTGGCAGTCAACAACTGACGGAAAAATGTTAAGGTATTATAATGCCTAACAAAAAAACAAAGTAAAGCAAAAAAAGTGCAAGAAGAAGATTGAAGTAGTTGTTGTGAAGAAAACAAAAAACCAAATTACCATTCCGGATTGTTATTATGGAGATATGGGTGGCTATTGCACAGTAGGTGGAAGTGGAAGTCCAAAACCGTATTTAAAGAAATACAAATCTGACCGGACTGTTCATCTTACTAAATCAAAATGCAAAAAATAATGAGGATAAAGTACGTAAATTTCAAAAAATATTAAGGTTACATACTATATTAAAATAATGGATCAACTTGTAGCTGGCGTGGATGAGGCAGGTAGGGGATCTTTTCTTGGTGATGTATATGCTGGTTGTGTAATTTGGGACGACAGCGTTGATCACAAATGGCTGAAAGACTCAAAGAAGCTGACCAATGATCAGCGCATGTATATGAGAGATTTCATTATTGAAAATTGCATTGCATGGGGTGTAGGGTCCTCTGATAACAAATATGTGGATAAAAACGGAATACTTAAAGGAACAATGAATGCAATGCATAAGAGTATAAATGATCTGGATTTGGACGTTGACCACTTGTACATTGATGGTAACTATTACACTCCGCAGGATGACACATTATTTACGTGTTTTGTGAAGGGCGATTCTCTGTACAAGTGTATATCAGCAGCAAGCATTATAGCGAAAACATTTCACGATGATCATATAAATAGATTGTGTGACGATAATCCAATTTTGGATACACTGTACGGTCTTAGATCAAACATGGGATATGGCACACGAATTCATATTGACGGTCTTAAAAATAATGGTATATGCGATCATCATCGTAAAACATTTGTAAAAAATCACTGCTGTTTCTCTGGATAGTGTTTCTTCATATGAGTTTGCATCTTGAAATATTCCATCGAGTCTCCTTCTTTGAGATTAAAGAGTTTGGCAAGATCTTTATCTAAAATATATTCCCTCTTCTTCTCTTGATTCTGAAGATTTTTCCCCTTGATGTAGGAGTACATCATCTTAGTTACTTCAGTACGAGAAATGTCTTCTTTTATATTAAGGAATTTCTGTAATTCGTCAGAAACTTTGAGTGGCTTGCTAAATGGTGTCGGTTTGTTCGGATCCTTTTCTGATTTGACTCTCTTCTTGGAATTTTTTTCCAACTTGGAAAAATCCTTCTTCAGAGCCCTGATCTGACTCGTCATGTCCTTTAAAGTTCCGATTGTCATGTTAAGCTTACCAAGTACTTCATCAAAATGGGATTGATCTGTCATTATGGGATCACTGCTCATATTATAATATAAAAAATGTTGTTAATCTTTAAACACATACGATATTAGTTTTAAGAAATATTAATCTACTATGTAAATGGAGAGAATTATAGATCAGGGGATAGATATTTGCATTGACGAATTCAAAAAAGAATCGAACCAGCGCAAAGTCCAGGACAACATTCTCGACCCGGTTATAAAATATATAGGTGGTCGGCTGTGGCCGTACATAATGTACTCCATTATTTTTATATCTACACTTCTTTTATTATTGTTCTACATTATTTATATAGTTCATAAAAAAGATATTTAAAGTTGTTATTTATATAATAAACAAATCATATGAAGAAATCAATTATGTATACAAAGACAATGGACGATGATAACGATGATGACGATGAGTTTGATGATAAAAATTCCGTCAAATGTGTGAACAATAATATATATTTCTACTGTACAGTATCTACAAAAAGCGTCTTAAAACTAAATACAATGCTAGAGGAAATGCAGGTACAAATACTATCAAATCAACTGAAGGAATGGGAAATTAACTTGTATATTCAGAGTGGAGGAGGGGAACTATTTGCAGGAGTGAGCGCTATGAATCACATTTCAAATATGAAAGTTAATGTAAATACAATCATAGACGGATTTGTTGCAAGTGCAGCGTCTATGATTGCACTCGGTGGACATAAGGTGTTCATGAATAGGTACGGGACAGTTTTAATCCATCAAATTAAAACCGGTTTCTATGGAAAATATGACGAGTTTATGGATGAAGCAAATAACAGCAAGTACTCTATGGAGTTAGTCAGTAAAATCTACAAAGAAAATACAAATATACCAGAAGATAAACTTGCAATGTACTTTACGAAAGATATATATTTAGACGCAGAAACATGTTTGAAATACAATATAGTAAGCGAGCTGTACTAATCTGAATCCGAATCGTTGTCACTGCAGGAATCACAATGACTTAATTTTTTCGGGAAATCCAATGTTGTCAAATCAATTATTTTATGACGATCATACTTGCAAAAACCTTTCTCTCTAAAAAATAATATTTTTTGCCAGAAATTTTTTAATACTGGAAAGTTTTCTTTAAACCAATCTTCATTCCGCGGGATGAGCTTGACATCAATCACGCCATTTTGGAAGGCATTGTCCGGTCTGTACTGTATAAAATAGCAGGCGGGACGATCCAGTACTTCCATACAGATCTGAACCTGTGGGTAGTAATGTTCAGGTATTGAATGCGTAATCTCTCTTGTGACAGGACACTTAATCTCTATGAGATTCCCGTCACTTGCGATACCATCCGGGCTCCCTCCAAGCCACTGTATTTGCTGGTGCTGGAAGAGACCAACCTCCCATGTCTCGAGTTTAAAGCGTTTTGAAAACAATAGACGCGCTTCATCTTCATACTTGTTTCCATGTGATGTTGCTAGAGACGTAAATTGAGATCCTCCGTTGGGAGAGAGTTTCTGTTTTATTAATGAATTTTTTGATTGATATTTGTTGACACCGAGTGCGGTTGCCACGTCACTGGCAGTTATCATGTTGTGTCTCTTTTCATACCATTCGTCGGTTCTCTGTTCTATTTGACATTTGGCATCTACGATATCTTGAACTATTAAATTCATTTATATTATGTCTAGTACTATTATCTTTAAAATATTTTTTTGTCATACTTTTGTTATGATTAGTCTCCCACATCTTGTTCATATCTATATCAAGAATGCCGGCTATCTGAAACAAATATGAGAACACATCACCGAGCTCATCCTCAATTTTTACTTTCTTTCGGTCTTTGAATAGATTGCCGTGACGTCTGATAGAGCCTGCGAGCTCGCCAATCTCTTCTATTAGAAGAAGCCATACAGTTTCTACTGCACATTTGTCCCATCCTTTTAAACGGCAAATTTCCATTGTCATATTTTTGTATTCATTTAGTCCTTGCATGGAAGCCTTAAAAAGTATAAAATTATATTACTTAAGTAGATTCTACTTGGCGTATTTAAAATTGAGCCATACATTGCCACTGTCATCAGTCATTGTCTGTATGGCATCATCTGTAGAAAATGACGCATCCTCCATTTGGTGACTGAGAGTACGGGGAAGATATCTGTACTCTACTCTATTTTCAGGACATGTCAGCTTCTTGTTCAGGAAAATCAGTACAATACCGGTCACAAGCAAGCTACTGAATATATTCATATATATTACTTAAAGATTTTTTTTGACTTCTTTTCCAAATCAGAATAACCTCCAATGTGTTTCCCGTCAACCAAAATTTGTGGAATAGTTGTAGGAGCTTTGTTAAGATTCATCACCTTCTTCATTTCTTGTGCGTTCAGTCCCTCAATAAAGCGGACCGTATTGCACATCCGCCTTGCGAGTTTTTTGGCCTCTCTACAGAACAAACATGAGTTGCTTCCATAAATAGTTATAATCTTGGCCTTTTTGTGTTTCTCTTGCATTTAAATTGTATGATTATTTTTATTATAAATTGGAGTCTTCATCATCGTCTAATGTCAAGATGTCATCATCTTCAATAATATCTAGGCCAACAAAAAATGGACCTTGGACATTTTTCCCAAGATACTTCCTCTTCTCACCATTTTCAACCGTAATATTGAATTGAGAGAACGGTCCGGTGTAAAAATCTTGGTTGAAGCGACATTTTTTGTAATTATTGTCCATACAATGCTGATTGAATAGATTTATGAATACCTTTTCGGGAATATACTTATCAGGATCCATCAGCATTTTCCCGGATGACAGAAAGTGAATGAGTGCATTCGTGGATCGTGCAATTTCTGCTCGGGTATTTGCAAAGTAATCCGGAAGCACTGTCCAAATATTCTTCCGGCCGTACTTTTCAGCGTATTCCAAATAGTACTTGTTGCACTTTTTCAAAATGCTCCCCATTTCACTTTTTAGCTTCTTCCCGAGCATGAGATCGCCGTCTTGGACCTTTTGGTTAAATTTAATACTTGCCATCCGCCTCTGGATACTTCCCGAGTTGTCAACAAAGTCCGGGGATTCATTTCCAGCCATAATTCCAGGGATCTTCCAATTTTCAAACCGGGAGCTCTTACACTTGATATTTATGGTTACCTTGTCTCCGCTCACAATACTTTGAAACTCTCCCTGTTCTATTGAGAAATCGCGCTTAATTTCTGGAGCCACATACAGAAGCTTATCAACCAAGTCAGAGAGGCCAAATTTGGTCTGGATATTGTTTGACATCACACCAACGTCTTCTTCGTCGTACAGCTGCTTGCAAACATTCATGACATATGTTGACTTACCAGTACCCGCCTGTCCTTGAACAAAGAATATAACCTGCCAACCGTCCTTGTCATCTATTTCGTAGATCAGACGCCCTGTGAAAACATATATCCATTTCAAAACCTCGTCGTCTATTTTTTGGTGTTTGAATATAGAATCGAAGTATGGTGTTTCTATTTCTTCAGCGCGGCAGTCACTGCTTTCAAAATCAATGTCAAAATATTTTGCTGCCACTGTACTTGGTGGAATTTTTTCATTATATGGAACAAAACTATCGCTTCTCGCAAAATACAGTCCGTTTTTGAAGGCAAATGTATGGCGATCTTTATTCAGCTCCCGAAACTGTGAGTCTTGGCAGTTTGAGAGAAATTCGGCCGATTGCCTGACAGCGTTCATATTGTTTGTTGCGTTCAAAAACTGATCATAGTTTGTTTCCTTTTTAATGAGAGAGTAAATGACATTTTGAATGGAATCTATTCTGATCCAGGAGTATGTCGGCATCATATCCTCCGTAAACTTCATCTGATAAATATCATTGTTGTATCTGGCATAGCTGCTCTCATAGAATGAATCCAAAAGAAACAGAAGGAAATTTTGATAATGATTATTTTTTGAATCATCAATGGTCGCGAAACGAAACATGTTTGCATCACAGTTGTCTCTGTAATCGTTGTTTAGATCCATTAGATCCACGATACGGCTGGAAGAAACACAGAAAGATTTGGCATAGTATACTATCTCAAGAATACGATTAATGCGTACAATGATTTCGAAATTGTTGATGTCTTTGGTTTTTTTCAAATCATTGTATACGGTCAAAAGGTTGTCAATATATACCTGAAACTTTTCCTGAATCTCATAGATGCTGGAGTTATCTGTAAGATCAAGTTGAGAAAAAAAGAATGAATTTAGTGCTGTCTTGTCTGTGATCTTGTGGGGATCATCCTCTGATAATCCCCACTTGATTTCGAGATTCTTAAGAGACTCCATTATGATATATTACTGTTTATCTAATATACAAACTAAATCTTTATACGGTTAAAATCTGGATATATTATTTATGATATATAAATGGAAACTGACAAGAAGCTTATGTGCGCTATTACTATGTGTGTTATTATCTATATGGTATTCGTGTATAATCAGGTGCACTCCCTGAAGCTCTCTGTCCAAAAGGATCATGATACTATGACAAAGAGGCTTACAGACAGCGAGAAGTCCCACAATGAACTGTGTTTGAGATATGACAAGGTATCAAATGAGCTGTTATCCAGACACTCTGATGAAACGGAGTAAGTTTTTGTCCATCAAGTGTTCGGTCGATTGTTTTAGATTTATATTTGTACAGTCTGTATAGTCATCGTCCCTTCCGTTGGTGATATCAAACAGTTTCTTTAGAATTGCGGACTCGTCAACGGTGATGTTGCATTTTGATGGCAAGATGATATCAAATTTTATATATAAGTTCCCGTATGTTTTCAATCCCTTTAGTGGCATTCCTAAGCTTTCTAGATGATATATGACATCCGATTGAATTGTGTCAGTGTTCGTGAATGAATATATCCTGCCATTCAAGTGTCTACATTTTATCTTTTTGCAAGCAATGGCATCATATAGAGATATATTCTTATACAGAATGAGGTCATTATTGCACCTCTTGAACCGAGGATGGTTGTACTGCTTAATTACAAATATGGTAGCATTATCATCTATACCGTATTTGTCATCTATCTGACATCCTCTCTTTATTTTCAATGTGTAAAGGTGGTGATTCTCAACGTACCCATCTTTGCATACAACGCATTCTCTTCTATAACCCAGACCTTCACAGATGCCACATTCTCGGTGCATCGTTTGCTTTATTCCAAACAACAAGATCTCATGTTTAACCTTTCCGGATCCCGAACAAGATCCGCAATATGTTTTGGAGCAATGGTCGCAATCTACAAGCTTCGTCATATTGATCTTTATAGTTTTCCCTGTGTACATCTCCTCAAGTGTGAGGTACAGTGTCTTATAGTCTTTGAACAGTTTTTTCTGGAGATGTGTCTTTAAGAAAGACTTGAAAACATCAATAGACGATGGTTGCTCTGAATCAGATTGCTTGTTTGAAAAGGTTTCGATTGTTTTGTAAGCTTCAATGATCTTGCAGAATACATCAGCATCACCGCCTTTGTCAGGATGATGTTTTAGAAGCAGTTTATGATACACCTCCTTTACTTTTTCAATCTCAAATTCCGGATTTACCTCTAGGACTGTGTACGCATCTTTAAGATTCATATATAATTAAAGCTATTTAAACTATAAACTATTGAGTATTATATGGAGTGCGAAACTTGCAAATTACACTGCAAGTACCTTGAACGAATTATTGAATCTAAAAATGAAGAGATCTTATTCCTTCGATCCACTATTTCCTTGACAAAAGGTGGCGGCATCTCACAACCCGTTACATGTATCTCGGAAAATGTCCATGTAAAAGACTCGGTATTCGATATTATGGATTACAAAACGGACCAATTGGATGTATCCTTCCTACTCAGCGAGCTGAACAACCGATTTCCTGCTAAACAGAACATAGCCAACATAATTCAGTATTTTATAATAGATTCGGATTACAATCATCTTTTCAAACGGAATAATGAGGTGAAGTATATTGACAAGGATAATAAAGTTCATCTTGACAAAATAGAAGATTTCTCTAAAACCATCTGTAGCTATATATTTGATCAGCTAAAAATCATTATAAGCTCAAACTGTAACAGTATTGACTCGCGTGATATAATGAACGATCAAGAATATGAAGCAAATAATGTGAGAGTTGAAAATTTTATGATTTTGAAAGACCATAAAGTGTGCGTTGACTTGGTCAAACAAATATTCAAAAACAATATGAATTCATGATTGAATGTGTTTGATATCAGTATTTTTTTTCAATCATGAAAGTAATGGAAGATACTCTTGTAAAGATCCTATATGAAAAACACAAAGAGATTGAAGAGCTCTCTAAGGGCCTCCGCACTTTAAAAGGTGAATATGAAGCGATGAGTGATCAGGTAAAAGAATCTATGAAACTACACCAAGTTGAAAAGATAAAGGTGTCTGATGGTATATTTCTGCATCTTAAAGAAAAAAAATCATTCTCTTCAATAAGTAAAGAGTATATTCTTGAAACACTGAAGAATCTGTACACGAAGTCTGCCGTCAATCAGGTACATCCTGATCAGCTTGCTGAAATCAGTACAGAGACACTGGTTGAAAACAGAGACTCTAAAGTTAATCTTGTCCTCAAATTTTTGAAGCGCTAGTCGTCAAACTTTGTATCCAGAGTTGGCTCGAGTGAAGAACTATTGCTCGAGTATAGGCTCATGCATATGAACACAACTATACTTGTGAAAAAAACGTAATTCATATTAGTCTGCTTCTTCTCCTTATCTCCTTTAGCGGTTCCTTTGTAGTTGTAAAAGTAAACGACAGCGCCTGATACAAATGCAGCCAAATACGGATTTAAGATGTTCATCTATTACTATATGAATCAAAATATTATTTAAATGTAACCGTAATTTTTAGATTGTTTGTTGATGTAGTTATTTTCTTTGTCTTTTCTACATTTGATGCTTTCACTTTAGTATCGCTTGATATAGCATTATCGACTTTTTTCAAATTATCTGGATTTTCAAGCCACTGGATCAGTTTATTTTCAATGGCAAATTTAAAAAAATTCAGCTGCCCAACAGTCGTTGTCAGTACACCATCCTTTGCCAATGCACATTTTATTTCGATTCTATCATGCCTCTTGAATGGATCGAACTGAAGCTTTGAGTAAGCCTTCAGCTGTGCTTTATATGCTACACTTAAGTTGAATAGAGATTTTTTCCCATTTTTTTCAATATAGTATATGACGTTTTTATTTTTGATATATTTTGTGCATAGGAAATCAAAAATTCGTAGAGATATTTGCGATTCTTTTGAAATGTAGCTGTGCAGAACTTTCATGTTTGTTGACTTTTTATAAAAATTAAGAAGACACTTAAGAAGGATATCATTCTTATTTTCTATCACCATACTACTCTGATATGTATAGTACATACATTATCTTTAAATAAAATATACAGTAAGAATATGGAGAAATCGTCTCTCATGTTCAATTCATATTATCCGTATGGTGGTCAGAAAAGCGACATTGGTAATCTTATAGAGATTGAGAAGAAAGTAAATGAAGAAAGACAAACCAGGTACAATATGAAGAAAACCCGTATTGTACCAAGAAATTTTGATGATATATTTAGTCAGATAACATTCGTTTTAAATGCCACAATGGTTGACATCATTGAAAAGAATGATACTAATGCCATATTTTCCCAGGAGAGATGGACCGGTATTGCGTATATACTTATTGCAATCTATATTGCATACTTCATAAGCACATACTTATGAGAAGTTGATTTTCATATTCTTAAGAGCAAGAAATACAAATGCAATGACTGCTGCATTCGCTATATTACCGACTATCGAAGGTTTGTCATCCTTGAACAAAGACGGCAGGACTCGAAGCAGATGGTTCTGTACTGTAGACGAGTATAATACAAGCGAGGGTACAACTATGAACATGAAGTCTTTCTGTAACTGTGACATGTTGCTCATGTTCTCTGAATCCTGTTTTGTATGAGTTGTATTCGATGACATAAAATTTGGATTCATTCCTCGATTAATAGGCATGTTTGATTGAACGATTGGGTGGGGTGGAAAATCATTCTGTGCTACTTGCTGTTGCATCTGTTGTGGAGCTTGCTGGTGGGATTCCATTGTCTGCAAAAGGTCGGAGTAGTTTGCAGCTGGCGAATCATGTGGCTGGTTCCGGATGAGATCAGGGGGAGCTATGTCGTTCCTAATTTGATCAATTGGTGTTGCATACTCATCCATATTATAATATAACACACACTTTATTTATTCAAAATAAACAAATATAAAGTCGCACATACTTATATAATGTATAGATACAAGTATGTTCAACACTTTAGAAGAATTCATTGAGGAGGCGTTTCCCACATCAACCAATGTGAAATGCTTTCACTGCTGTCACTCTTTTTCTAATAGACCGTTGCCAATGCCGTTCACTATTAACAATAATCGCTTCCATGTCAAGTTTGTGTTCTGCAGCTGGGAATGTATGAAGACGTATGTTGCAGAATCTAATAATTCAAACAAAAACTATATATTTTCACTGATTCAGCAATTTTACAAATCCATTACCGGACACACTAAAAAAATAAACTTTGCTCCTCCTCGTATGGCTCTATCAGATTTTGGCGGAATTCTCTCTATTGATGAATTTCGAAAAGATAACGACAGCACCTACAGACAGATTGACTTCCCATTCATTGTTTCGAATCCAAAAATAGACAAAATTGATAATTTTTCATTTATAAAGGAAGAGTCTGCCAAATCATCATTTAGTAAGTCACAAAGAGGCGGTAGTATAGTAAGATCCAAAGATGATTCCGTTCCTCTATCTCTGGAAAGACCAAAAAGTAACAAGAAAGGTAGTTTGGCCGATTCTATGGGACTTCTGAAAGTCTAGTATTTCTGCTTCATCTTAAATATAATGTCAATGATTACAAGAACTAAAAGAATTGTCACAATAAGATATATTGTATCCACTGTGTCAATCAAGTCCTGATTTACACCATTGTTCTTTTCCGATAAACATTTCATGAGGACCATCTCTATGTATTCATTTGAATATGGTCTGAACATACTTACCAAGTTTGGATTCGATAAAGTTATATTTAAAGAATTTGTTGATTGATCAACGACTGGCACATCTAATTCCATTACTTCTGGTTCTGGTTCTGGTTCTAGCATGCCAAGATCGCCCAGAATTTTTGTTTGCATTTGTGGTGAGCTGTATGCATTTTGGTGCTTAATTTTCTTTTCATTTTTTTTTATCGGCTGCTTTTTCTTCTGTTGTAAACTTCCAGACCACGCATCGCTTAGTGGTGTCAATGCCAAAGCCATATTATAATAATATATATATTTTTTTAAATATTAATTGTATTTTCCGAGTCTATATTTAGATTAGTCTTTCGCCCACCTCTGCGTTTAAGAGTCCCTCCCGCAGTGTATGACACTGTCCTAACATCTTCGCTATCAACCTCGGACGCCGAGTCTGATAGAACAGATTCGGGTATTTCAAAATTTGGCTGATTTGTTGGCATTGGTGGGGGTGGTCCCATACCAGGGAACATGTTTCCAAAGTTCATTGACGGCCCTTTCATTTCCCGCCGTCCTGTACTACTCTGATTCGGGGGATCCTCATTGCTTCTGTTAGCTGTACTTCTATCAGGGTCTTGCGAAGGTCCTGCCTGCTGGTTCATCATACTTGACATTGATTTCATAATATTTTGCATAACCTCTGGATTTTGTTTTGAAATGTCATTCATGTTTGGAAGCTGCTTGAACATTGTACTGGTCATATGAAACATAATCGCACTACCAGCCAGGCTCAACATGAGTTCAAGTTCAGGAGGAGTGTTTACTTTGCCTGTATACTTATCATGCAGACGTTCAAATACATTATCATAGTCTCCGTCATTCACATTTTCCATGACCGTTTCCGACCAGCCATTAAGTTCCACACCAACCGGATCATACCGCTTGTTCAAAAACTCAAGTCCGCTTGTTACGGCGATGAGCATCCGTTTCGAAAATTTAACGCTTGCATTGACTTGAGAGTCCTTCACAATTTTCTTAAATTCGCTTCTCATTTCAACAATATCTGAATGCATGTTAAACTTCTTGGAAAGTTTGACACCCTTGTTCTCCAATCTGTAAAACTTGTACAGAAGGTCCTGTTTCTCGTCATCAATTGACGCATAGCCCGAACTTGGTTGGGCTTCTTCCTCTTCAAAGTACTCCTGATCATTTCCGTTATTGTCATTTTCGGAATAGTCTGACCCACCCCCTTGTTCAGAATTTTGGTATTCGTCATCAAAACCATCAGAAGGTTCCTGTTCAGGTTCCTTTGCGATTCGCTTCTGTGGATTTGAAAACATTTGAAATGAACTATCCGGCATATTCGGTGGGAGCTTTGGCTTGTTTGACATGAAGGAGCTCTGTTTT